CCACTAGATTCTTGAAAGTAAGTTGGGTCATAATTTAAGTTTAATCCAGCAGCAGCTGTTTTAAGAACGCCACCAGTAGTAGTACTTGTACTTGTATCAAGTTTAACGCCTAATTCACTACCAATTATCTCTAAACCTTTATTGGTAATTAAATTAATATCTACGCTATCGCCACCAGATATAACAGTACCTTCACCAGCATTGAATATCTTTGTGCCTCCAAAGACCTGAATGGCACATCTAGGCTGTTTATCAGCTGCTTCTGCAGTGTCGGCTTGAGCCTTAGTTTCACATATAGTACAGGGATAAGAGTGAGTTTCCTCAGGAGCTACTACTTGATATACCCATATTACATCATTGTCACCTTCATCTTTACCGTACTCTGCTGGATGTAGCATTCCATCAGATACTGTATTAGTTCCATCCTGCTTCCATACTGCATCTCCCGCAGAAGGACGTTCCCATACACCGCTATTAACATCGCTATAGTGAAATACCCAAACACCATTTCTCCAATGCCAATCCTGTTCATTTGGTGTATGGCCAGAACTCCATTTATTATTGCCATCATCATCAGTGAGACCATCTTCCGTAGTAGCACCTTCTTCTGTGAGCATAACAAGTTCACCTTCAACCATGAGGTGTCCATCTATATAGCAACCAGATGCCATTGTGGAAACAGGCTGATAAGTGGTTGCATCTAATTTAATGCCACCGTGGTCATATGCAACTGAATCTAACGTAATAGAAGCAGCTAATGCCCAATCTTGTCCCGAAGAGCAATCTACAGCCATAATACCACCACCGGGAGCTGTATTGCTTTCAGAAGCAGCTATACCTGCATTATCACCAAGTCTAAATGTACTAACAGCTATTTGATGTCCTACAGTAAAGCCTGTAAGAGATGTATCTACATAATCCTTAGTTGCTGCATCCTGTCCATCTGTAGGATTGACAACACCTGTAATCTTTTGAGTAGCCATAATAAGGGGGCCAGCTGAAGTGTTAACCAAATCTCCATCAGCATCTACTATTCTATTAATACGATTTTTAAGACCCCATGTATCAGATATAGTTAAATCATGTAGTTTTTCTATATCAGACTCAATACTGTTTTCAGCCCCATCAACATCTGTAGAATATTGGGCACCTGCAGTTTTAGCACCAGTAATCATTTCGGTAACAGCTTCTAACTGAGCATCTATCTCAGAAATGTCACCATGCAATGTATCTGCATTAGCATATGAATCACCGGCAGTAGAGGAATAGGTTAATACACCACTATTAGTATCTCCAGAACCATCCAACTCTGTTTTTAGAGCATTCATATCAGCTCTAAGTTCTGTTAAGCTTCTACGATTAGTATTTTGAACCCAGTCGACCCCTGCATCATCATCAATAACAGCTGTTGCTGAATCTACATTTTTATCAATTAGGTATCTTAAATGACGCATATTCATATCTAGATGCTTTATCGCATCCATTGCATCGACTGAAGCTGTGCCTGCTATAGCATCTTTTGTATATGTTAATCCAGCTGCAGGAGTAATAGCTGAAAATTCACCCCAATTATCAGTCGGAGCTGTCCAAGTAAGAGCTTGGTCTGTATTATCTACGTTAGATGAATCAATCCATTTATTAGCAGCATTTAGCCATGTTTCATTAGCTCTTGACTCTGTATCTAATGTTTGTACTGCACTTAATAAACTTGTAGTATCCGCAGGTCCAGCAGCTCCTCCGGGCCTAGTAGGATTAGGTGTACTTTCTGCAGAAGATATATAATAACCATCTGCTGTCCATAGAGAGCCGCTAAAAGTACTTGGTTCTCCAGATACAGTGCCTCCGGGATGGTCTGGTGCAGAACCGCCATCTGTTCCCGCAATGTAATTCCATGCCGTTTCAAGCCATGTTCTATTATGCTCTATTTCTTTATCAAGAATAGTATCAGCATTTATTAAGTTCGTAGCAGCAGTATTTCCTAAGTTAGATGGAGTACTATTTGCCAAAAAGGAGGAAGTGGGTCTTAGCGCTCCAAGAGTACCTTCAATATAGGGATTTTGAGGATTTTCTTCGTCAGCCTCATAATCAGATTCAGACCATGTAGTTCCAGCTATTAATTTTTGTAGCTTATCAAATTCATAATCTTGTTGGGTATCTTTAGCTACTCGTTGAGTTCTTTCTTCTAAATCTACTTCCATCAGACTCATGCCAGTAGTGGCTGGAATCCATGTAGTTTGATATCTATGTTTAGGTACATAAGTAGTTTGAANAGATTGNGGATTATCATCTCCATATATATCATTNTGAAGCTGTCCAATATTAACTGGATTATTAGCTTCAGCAGTCTGNCCGNNAAAACTGTCTGANTTTTTTACNGTNGATAAAAGCGTTANCGTATTATGGAATANAAAAGAATTTTTAATATCAGTAATAGGAATNTCTTCCAAGGTACTTGCNTTTGTGTACATCAGTTCAAAGGCATCTGAAACATGATTCTCATCAAAGAAAACTAATTTTTTATAAATATCCTTTATAGGATTCGGGGCACTGAGTGTACTAGCCATTATATTCTCCTAAAATCTGTTTATTATATCGGTAGACCAAAATCTAGCCTCATTAAATACTAAATCTATATCAGTCCATGCTGGGATTGTTACTGACCATGTATAATTTAAACCGTCAGCAGCTTTTCCTTCTCCCCAATTCAACCCTTCTTCATTTAATATATCATAAGAAGCTTGTTCTGCAACAGTATCTAATATTAAATAATAATATTTTGTATTTTCTACAAAAGGCTCTACTAATTCAACCGGAACATCCGTTCCATATTCTGGATGTGGTGTTCCTGTAATTATTATATTGCCATAAATATCATGTTGAAAAGCAGCTTCAAAATAATATATATCATCTTCTGGGTCATGAAAAACCTCAGGAGTAGAAAATGAACCTATCTTTGCTATTCCATAGGTCTGGGTTGGAATAATGTTCTCTGTAGCAGAGCCATTATATGTTAAGTCTAATGCCAATAGTGGAGATGATATTACCTCTGGAGCTGCAGATTCAGGGCCTGTAACTAATTCACTAGCATAATATACACGTACTGCATCTGTATTAGTGCTATTTGGACTATATTCATATGCTTCTTGAGCAGGATTGCGCACAAATGTTCCAGTCTGTACAATATCATCAGTTCTAAAATTAGCAAAAGAGGCCATAACAGCTTCATTCTTGTCAAAAAAATCTAAATCTGCAACATTATATTTTTGAAAATCTTCTAAAGAGGCTATAGTAGTAGCTTTATCTTGCTGCCAATTAGAATATTGACCAACTTGGGAAACCTTGCGTCTAGTTAGTGCTGGATTTGGCATTATTTAGCAAACCAGTTATCTTCTCTAACCTTTCCCCATCCTCCTGTACGTCCAGTTCTTTTCCACTTCTTTGCGCGCGTAACAGTATCTTCATACATTTTATGAAAATACATAGCAAGTTCTATATTTTGAGTGGGAGGAATTTCATACCCCCAAGCAACAGCTTTTTGTACGATAGCTTCATGATATTGTTCTGGTATTTCGAGAAGGGTTGTAGTATCTTCATCAAAATATTGAGCTATTTTATTTCCATATAAACGTACTGAATATGTATCTAAAGAATCATCTAACTTAAGATTAAGATACATATCCTCTTCTTTTGTGGCTGTTTCATCATATCGAAATAGAGATAATCTATTACGTTCTATGAGCCATCTCATCTTGCTATAAGTGTCTTCAAATGTTTTAGCCATTATTCAAAATCCCGTTTAAGAGGTATACCTACTAATCTAGGAACAATATAATTGTCTACCTCTAGCCTTTCAATATCTATAATATCCTCATCAAGCCAAATCCACCTATCAGCTACATTAGTATTATTAACAGTAAATGTAAAAGATGTCTCAACTATCTTAGTTTTTATACAGAAATCTCCAATAGCTCTATTTAAAAGCTTTCTAATCTCTGTTTGGCCCATATGCTCATGATGTTGTTTCACAAGCTCTGACATTTCAAGAAATTTCATTAAGCTGGTTCACTCGCGCTATAATCAAACTGTGCAATATGAGCTGCATCTGTTAAATCAATGGAATAGTATCTAGCAACTCCAGCATCATCATATGAAATAATCAGCTTTCCACTCTTCATGTATATCTGCGCTGTGCTAGCAGGAAGGTTTGTTACTGTCTCTACAGAGGTAGATGTTGCAGTTGTATCTCTAAGTTCTAATACCTTAGCTTTACCAACTTGTGTTTTTTCTACAGTATATAGAGCGGGGCTAGAATCATCATTATCATATAAGAATAACTGACGACCATATTCAGAGTGAGTATCAATTGTTTCACCTGAACTTTGAAAGAATAGTGCTCCATAATCTGCAACAGCATCCATCTTAGCATCAGTATAATTGTCCCAAGCAGAAGCTGCTGTATCCAATACTAACATACCACTACCGACAACGACTTCCTTAGATGCAAGAGTAGTTGTATTCGCATTAACATATGAATTTCCAACAACTCCGGGATTACCTATTTGAATACTTTGAGCTCCAGTCATAGCAATACTGCCTGCCCCAAAATCTTTAGATTCAGTATCATCTGTTCCTATATTAATCTGAGAAGTTCCAGCACCACTCTCTTTTCTGTAGGCTTCAATTCTTACTGTTGCAGTAATTGAATCATCACCTGAGCCATCTGCCTGTAGATTTAGAGCTTTATTTCCATATACTTCAAAAGTATCATTACTGCCATTTTGAAAAGTTGTATTTCCACCAGCTGAAAAAACCATTGAATCAGTAATATTTAGCTCCACAGATTTCCCAGCTGCAGAAGAAACTGATGGAGTCACTCCCATATAAAGACCGTCTGCTTTCAAATCACCCCATATACCCTCAACTCCACTTGCATCAAAATAAGCCTCAGCAGACCCTTCGGCACTTCCGCCCGTATCCGCTGCTATTTTCACTCTATCAAATTGCCAATTATACGTAGTCCCAAAAGGCTGTGCAAACATTACATTATTCCCTGAACTTGCTTTTCGTATAGTGGCAAAGGTTGATGTTCCATTTCCAGTAGATGTTAAACTATCAGAGGAAGAATGACACATAAATTCTATAGCAGAGCGATTACCTCCTTCAGCAAAATTAAACATACATTTACCGTTCCAAACACCTCTACCCCTGTTTAAAGATGTCCCCCAATAATCTGTACCAGTTAATGAACCATCTGCAATAAATGTTAAGATTGGATATTCATCAGTACCGGCATTCCAAGTCCCAAGAGAATCTGTTATAACTAAAAAAGGCTTTGTAGAATCAATAGCCTTAATTTTAACCATTGGGTTTTGATTTTCAGTATCTCCACTTGCTCCTAAAAATAGAGGAGTTCCAACGATATTAGGACCATTTGATGTCCCTACCTGTGTTACAAAATCATTTACGCCATCATTGCCCTTGGTGTGGAGCAACTTAACGTAGCCATCCTGTAGTTTGATATTCTGTAAGCCTGTATCAGCCATTAGTATGCTCCTTCTTCTTTACGTTTTTCTTGATAATGTTTAGGGAAGAAATGTGAATTATACTCGGCTTCAAACCTTTGTATCTCTTGATTCAATAGCATCATTTCTTTCTCATATGAATTTTGATTCTGTTGCCATACAGCAATCACAGTGCCAAATTTTGTTTGCCAATCTTTTAATTCTGTTGCATATCTGCTAAGAACATTTTGATATCTTTGATTTTGCTCACCTAAGACAGCGTTAAAGTCAGTAATTAACATTTGAAATCTATTTATAGCGGCTGTAGCTAAAGCTGGCTCTTCTTCAGTCGCAATAAATTCCCAAGTTTCTTTTAAGGTTTCTTCTATGCTCATCACCTCACCATCTGTTGACCATTTATATGGCTTTGGAGTTATATCTGGATAGTCTTTCTGGTCACTAGACGTACTTTCGCCTGATGCATTAACCGCATAACTTGCAGGTAATGTTGGTAGCGCTATAGCCTTGCTAAGCCCATGCTCAACTCCAATAGTAGAATCCGGATATAGTTCATTCCAGACCTTTAAAGGAGATGAATATCTATCTTTATATACTTTCCTTTGGTCTCCAGCTGCAAGTTTTAATGCTCTAATAGATGCATAAAGCACAACCAAGAATAATAAATGGTCAGGAAAATAATCTATAGTCTCTGAATCTACCTTGAATTTATCATCATATTTTACCATACTAGCAAATCCTATTTCAGTCTCTGTAATAGCAGGATAAATATATATTTTACTACTAGAACGATAAAAAACAGGATTTCGATAATCTACACCAGAATAATAGATACTATCAGGGTCGGTTACCCTCAATCCTTTTTCAGCAGATATCTCATGAGCAGGTGCTTTAATTCCTTCAAATTTACGAGCAACCCATAATATATAGTTATTATCTATAAAGAACCCACCATCAGCATCTTTCCATGGAACTGCATACTCTCCAAAGTTTAGAGTATTGGTTATGTCGCCAAAGGTTCCCATATTCATTATAAAGAGATTCTGACAAAATAAATGCATATCCTTTGGATTAACAGCTAATGTTTTATCTGTTATATCGCGTATAGCTTGATGGCAATATCTTGTTAAAATCTCTTTATAAGTAGATTGCTCTGGGGCCGGGTCAGCTGTAACAGTAGTATTAACAGCAGTCCTATCACTAAGAACATAAGGTACTTCGGCATAGATATATGTATATGTCACATACCAATCCGTACTATCTAAAGGGTCTTTTTGCGGCAATTCATCCTCATTAAAGACACCCATATAAGTAATTACATCCCCAGTCCTTTGCTTATAAGAATATCCTATAGGTTCAGAATAATCATAAGTTAATTGCAACGGATACGTACTTACAGTACCATCGTCTAATTCGATTTTTATCTCAGTTAGAGTTTTAGATAACAATGTCCCACTTACTGGTTCTCCAGAACTTAAGGATAAAGTGGTTATCTGTTCCTCTTCCTGAGTATAAGTATCAAATATTAAAGGCCCAATATTGTCATTTATTCTATTATAAAGACTAGCCATAGCTATCTAATACGCTCTCCGCCTATTTTATATCTTGCTGCTTTTGATGAAATTGCTATATCTCTATCGCTAGGTAAAGGGCCTCTGTGGCCCGTACCGGCTACAGTAGATTCACCCCTCAAAGACTTGCTTCCGCTTCTAGTTTCCTGCACATTGTGCCTAGCAAATTTTTCTATATTTGCTTTAGCACCCGGTGTCATTGTATATTCACCAGCTAATGTATCAACATACGCAGTGGTATGTTTAGCGCCTTGAACAGTTGTGCTTAAGTCTCCACCGCCCGTCTCAATACGATTGGTACTTTTACCATTATTTGTTCTTTTATCTGTTACTGGAAATTCACTCATATTAATTTCTCCCATACTATTATACTTGGTGCATCTGAAGTATCAGCTCCAGATACTTGACTTGTTGAAATCGTAACGGACCTAAATGGGCCCCTTACCTTATCTGCTTCTTCGATGGTTAGTCCGTTGATTGCGGTACCATCTAAATCTACAACATCCACATTGGTCCATTGCCTATCCGTTCCTACAGATTTTATAGCATCAATATAATTAGGAGCTACCGTAGTAACACTTCCTGTTGTGATATGATGAATCTTATATTCAATCTCCTTAGGAGTAGCCCCCGAAGGAATACTACGAGTTACCAACTCCCCGCCAATATATTGTTTATATGTTGTTGCCATAAATCTCCCTTATCTAAGGGGGTCAATTAAGACCCCCCGAGATTAGTTATTCCTACAGATTAGTAAAGCTCAACAGAGCGTGTGTTTCTGGAAGCATAATTTCCAAGCCACATTCTGTAATAATCTGGTCTTTACGACCATCTACAGAGTTGTCCTGAATAT